CAATCATATGTTATTTCAGATCTTGAATTAATTACGGATCAAGTTCAGCCACCAGATGGATACGTTAAAGGCATGATGGCACAAGTAGCATCTGATAAAGGACTTAATATTGATTATAGAACAAATACAACTTATCGCAATAATGTTTTAGCAACAACTGGTATTACATCTCAACATATTAATACTCGTGAAACTAGAGCTTATTCACTATTAACACGTCCACTTAGTGATACATCACAAGTCTACACAGACAAAGATAGTTTTGAGCCTAATATTGATGGTGCAGATTCATATCAGTTTGTTATTGATGGTTCTCTAAAACCTGATCGATCAGTTAGTTTAAAACGTCTTTCACAAGATCCATTTAATAAATCTGAACCTCTTCATTTAATTGAAGTAGAAAAAGCAATTACTAATATGGGTAAAACTGTCCGTGATTTAAGATTTCCATCTTCTAATTTTGTTATAGGTCGTGGACTTTCAAAATATGGACAAGTTTCTAATTTAGCAAAAGGTGATGTAGCTCTACGTGTAGATTATTCAGCAACTGGTGGTACTTCATCAAAATTATTTGTTCATCAAGTAAATCATCTTAATAGACTTAATATTAGTAAAAATGGTTCAACGGTTGTACGATAATTTAATTAATATTAATTTTATTTATCTTAAAATCTTATCTTATACTATAATATAAAATGTCATTTACACGAGTTGAAAAAGTTGAAATTAATCCAATTAATGCCCCTGCAAATAATACATATGGATTCCAATCTGGTTTCCCTATCGTACAGTTCGAAATATCTAATAGTCCAAATCTCCTAGTAGGCACCAGTGTACGATTGAATGGTGAATTTTCTATAATTCAAAATGGTGGTGCTGGTGATGGAAAACTTGTTAATAATGGTTCATCACGTTTTGGTGGACTTGGTGGAACACCACCAGCTGTATTTGATGCATGTGTTAATAATAAAGTTGGTGTAGCCGCTTGTATCCAACAGATCACACTTTCAAACCAAGATAATAATCAATCATTAGAAATAGTTCGCCAATATCCTCGTTATCTCGCTTCAGTAATGCCAACAACTCATTCACCTGAAGATTTTGATAGTGGAGTATCTCAGCAATCTGGTACTGCATCAAGAAACGCAGTGTCAGCATCTGGCTTAAATCAAATAACAAGTTTCTCAATGCCACTACGCACAGGTCTATTAAGTGGTGGTGAACCACTACCTCTAGGACTTATTGGTGGATTATCAGTACAGCTTGATTTATCACCAGACAGTAATGCTATAGGGCCAGTACTTGATGCAACAGGTGTTGAAACTTCAACTGGTTCATCATATTATAGACTACAAAACCTAACACTAACATATGATTTACTTGTACCCGATGATTCTACCGAATCTAAACTTTCAAACGCAGTCGAAGGATCTATTTCTTACAATAGTATTAGTCATATTTATAGCACAATTAATTCATCTGATCAAACATTAGTTCTAAATCTTGGTGGTCAACGTGTACTTTCTGTATTTAGCAATTTCATTCCTACACCTCATATTAATAATTCTACAAAAGATAGTAATGGAACACCATTTTTAACTAATAAAGGCACAGGTGATTATGATCCTACTACTGATACAGCCGATATTACCGAAGTTTCATTCGCTAAAGGTGGTGTAAATTTCCCATTAGAAAATCCTATTGTTGATAATGATATTGAAACAGGATTTCGCCCACAGGTTGAATTACTTTCTAATTTTATTAACGCTATTAAACCATTCCGTCATATGAATCACTCATTAATTGGTCTCCAATCACAATCTGGTCTCGCCACTGATATTAACGCTGATGGTGGAGATACTAAACAGGAAACGCTTCCCGACCATCGCCCCGTTGCAGGATTTGGTGTTAGAACAGACCCTTTTAAAGTAGGAATTAATTATTCTCGTCAACCATATGGTCTTCGTATTAGATCAACACTTGATGGTGTTTCGCCTAACTCCATTTTCACATATGTTCTATCAGAAAATACATTAGCATATTCACCAAATGGAATTCGTGTTATTAATTAAACTTTAGATAAAGTCAAAATTAATTATATTCATAATATTAAATATTTATCAATTAATATTATGATTTTTTTATCTTATGTAATAATATAAAATGTCTACAAAAATACCCCTAGCACTACAAATCGCAACACTACCAACTGTTTCTAATATGAATATTGAAACATCTATTCTTGATCCTACCACTATATCTCGCAATGGTTGTAAATTCGTATTAGAGAGAAAAGGAATTCTTGATACTGGAAGTTGTATTCAACTTGGTGTCGTTTCAGATGTACCAACCGCCGCTGAAGGTGAACGTCCATTTTTCCCACTTCGTACTGGAGTCCACGCATGTATTGACTCAGCTACTCTACGTATAGGTAGCCGTATTATTGCAACATCTGATGGATATGGACGATATGCAACTATGACACGTCAATTTAAAACAATTGAGGAACGTCAGTACAAAGATGTTAGTACAAAATTAACCAATGATGGGCTGGAGCCAGACAACTTAGGAACAGGGCTTTATCAGCCTTCTGGTGTGGTGTGGTCGACAAACACCGAAGGATTAACTCCTGAAACAACAAAAATATTTGGTGTAGATGATGAAGATGAAACACCCCTTGGCGTAATTAAACTTAGTGAATTATTTCCTATGACTTCTTCCTTACAATTGCCACTTTTTGCTATTAATGAACCAGTAGTAATTGATTTAGTATTTACTCAACAGGGTAAAACTGCTGATGACGCAGGTAATTTATGTCTTTGGGATCCAGCAAATCTACCAGCTGGTGGCGACTATGGAGCGAAAGTTGCACCAACAACTGTTAAATTTTTAGCTGATTATCTTACATACTCAAGTGATGTAATGAATGATGTAGCTAAACAAATTATGAGTGAATCTGGTCTTAGTATTCCATATGATGATCTCCTTCTAACAACAACAACAATTCCAGCGGCACCAGTTGGAAAACAACTTGTTGCACGTGATATTGGTATGTCAAACATGAATGTAAAATCTCTAGTTTGGGCTGACCAAAGACATGTATCAGCAACTAAACCGCTTGTATCTCCACTTATGGGAAAATATTATTCATCCGCAACATATCTACCAAGCCCGTATAATGTACGAGTAAATGATCGTAATATTTATAATCGTGATGTTGAGCGTGAATCACAGCAACAGAACCAACTTGCACAGGTTTTTGGCGTTGATCTTAATGTTGCAAATTGTGAATATTCATGGGATCAATCCGTTTCAAAAGGTGGAGCTGAATCTGAAGGTGTCGCAGGTATAATTGCCAATCATCGTATGGCGGCAACATCAACCGTTAATGGTGTCGATATTCGTCAAGATGTAGGAGATGCCGCTACACCAAATCAAAATTTTGAAGGGATGCAACATTATGGTGGAGTTAGTCTAATTACTGATCCACAAACAAACACTGGTACTAAAGTTGGACAAAAACCTATTTCACTAACTCGATCTATTAATAGAGTTAATAATGGAACAACAGCTACTGGCAATGATGTATGGCTACGTAAATCTTTTATTTGGGGAAAATACCAACGTACTATGGTGCTACGTAATGGCAATGTAGCCGTTTCTTCATAATACTTTTATTATATAACAATTAAAAAATTGATTTAATACCCATTTTATTATATAAAGATTATCTTAGTATATAATATAATGCCACGAACTAAAAACTCTAACAATAAAACAAATTACCATTATAAAGTTTTAGAATTTAATAATAACGATAAAGAGGAATTAATTAACACAATGTATTTTATTTCACAAAAAGATTTAGGAATAAAATATAATATGAATAGATCAGCAATTTATCATACTCTTCATAAAAACAACCATAGAGTAAAAAAGTATTCTTTCTTAGATATTCAAAAATTAACTCCTCCAATGCCAATTTATCAGCCACAATTAATCCAATATTAATTAAATTCTTTTCTCAATTTTAAAATCTAACCTTATAATATAAAATGTTTTCATATACCTGCGTACTATGTAATAACCCCGACGAATGGTGTTCCAACAATCTTTGCAATAAATGCCAAAAAATTAAACATCTTATTAAAATTTATGATGATAAAGTTTACGAAACTTTAGATCGTGTTTTAATCCGCAGTGATAAAGGTCTTGCTGTTAAAACTAACGAAGAGCTTATTACCGATAAGGAAGCATTATCCGCTCTTATTAAAAAAAAGTAGATATAGGAATTGTTAAACCGATTCCTCAATTGATAAAGTCTCTTCCGTTATTAAATCTCTCTCACATTGAAACAATCCCCATAAACATGAAAATGTACGGCATCTTGATTTTTGGGTTTGTTTTATTATTAGAGCTACTGAACCCAAAACTAAAGTAGTAAAAACTCCCAATTCTGTTATATTAAAAGTTGTTAATGTCATTAATATTATATCATATATAATATAAATGAATGATTTACAAATATATCCAATTAAACCCGATGGTACAGAAAATAAATTAAAAAGAGAAATACACCCTAATTTACCTAATGTTGCTAATGGTGCATGTGTATTATGTGTAGCTCCAGTACGTAGTGGTAAATCAACATTAATTAGTAATTTACTTTTATCAAAACATTTTTATGCTGATATTTTTGATTATGTAGTAATAATATCTAATACTATACATAACGATCGAACAAGTCGATTTTTATTAGAAAAATTTCCAAATACTTGTTATGATCGTTATGAAGATAAAATCATTGGCGATTTAATTAAATATCAGGAATCATTTAAAAAATCTGAACAACCACTTTTTGCTATTATATTAGATGATTTTATAGGTATTAAACAATCAAGTCTAATTTATAAATTTGTCAGTAGATACAGGCATTATAACTGCGGTCTTTGTCTGATGGCTACACAGAACTTTAAATCAGTTCCACCAATTGTTAGAAACAATAACTCACATGTACTATTAGGTAAAATCACTAATATGAAAGAAATGGAAAAACTTAGCGAAGAATATGGAGATTCATTTGGCGGTGATAAAAACTTTAGAAGATTATTAATACAAGCAACACAAGGAAAATATAATTGGGCTTATCTCGATTTTACACAGAACCCGCCATTGTTTTATAAAAATTTTAATGAATTGCTTTGGGGCGATACCAATAGTTCTTCTAAAAAATATTTAAATGAAGATGAAGATAGTGATTAATATATATACATATATATATGAGATGTTTAGAATTATTTTGTGGTACTAAATCATTTAAAAAAGCATGTCCTTCAGATTGGGAGATTATAAGTATAGATCTATTAAAAAAGTTTGATCCTGATATTTGCGTAGATATAGTTAATTGGGATTATAAAAAAGCTTTTGAAAATGAACATTTTGATATTATATGGGCTTCACCGCCATGTAGATTTTTTAGTATAGCAAGAAATGTATCATTAGGTAAATATGTTAAATTTCATAATGCAATATTAACGAAAGAATTAATGAAACTCGACGAATTAAACCATGGTCTTCCTCCAGTTTTAAAAACATTTGAGATCATTGAATATTTTAAACCTACATATTGGTTTATGGAAAATCCAGCATATGGAAGATTGCGTGATTATATTGATAAACCATCAATTATAGTTAATTATTGTAGATTTGGATTTAATTATAAAAAACCTACTAGAATTTGGACTAATAAAACAGAATTGAAGGACAAACGTTGCAATTGTAAACAACATAATAAAAAACATCTTGCCTGGGATAAAATCAACGGCACAGCTAACAGATATAAAATGCCAATACCATTAATCCAATATTTAATCGAATAATATATGAGATATAAATATGAATGCACATTTCAATATTAACTACCAAGGTACTAAATATAAACATGAAAAACATCTTGAAAAACTTATTGATTTCGTTATTCTTACAATTTGTACTCACGTACAAATGAGTTTAAATAAAAATCCAATTTCTTTTGAACAAATCAACGAAGAATTTAAAAATATTTATATTATATAATTCCTAGTGAGTACTTTTTGCAACAATAATTACTATATAATACTCACAAAAAGTACTCACGAAGAATCCACAACTAACTAAGAAATAAATAAAAATAATGAAAAGAACAATAAACAACGAAGAAACATATTTTGTAATGAAATATTAATATATATTATAAAAATATATACTAATACTATTAATGGATCAACCACCAGTTTATATAATGAAACGTCTTATAGCAAAATATAACACATCTTTAAAAATTGTAGGATATAGCAAACTTAAGAAAGATGAATTACATAAAAAAATTACTAATAAAAATTATTCATGGCTCAAAACATCTAGTGGTTGGGATTTGATTCCTAACGCTGAAATGAAACGACAAAGTAAATTAATATACAATAAAGCATCAAAAAAGACTTCTGAAACGATCTTTAGAAAAAAGAAAAAATAATATATTATAGTTAAATAATTATGTTTGATAAAATTGATTATGATAAATGTAATAAAAGTTATCTACTTGAACTAATATATTTACAAGAAAAAAATGAAAAGCTAATGGAAGAATTAATTTTATTTTTAAAAAAACATTTAAGAGAGGCAGTACAACAAGGATATAATCCATTACATAAATCTTCTATTGGTAATCTTATCAATGATTTAAAAATGGGAAAATTATATATATAGGTAAAAAATGAGAATACCCGTTATATAAATAACTTTGATTATTCTATTTATGTTTAATATTTAAGAATTAATATATTGTTATAGAATATATATAGATATGGCAGAATTACCAGATTTAGATGAAGATATAGAAAATATTATGGAGGATTGTAAAACTCCAATTGAATTATCTATTGATAAAGTTGAAGATTTAGAAATTAGCACTGAAGAACGTGAAATACAAGAATCGCCATTTTTAAAACCAAAACTTAAAAAAGCAAAAAAAGTAAAAATTAAAGATGAAGAGGAATTAATATTAGATGGTGAAGAAGTACCATTACGATTACCAAAACCACGAACGGAGAAACAATTAGCACATATTAAAAAACTTAATGATAATCGAAAATTAAAGAAAGAGAAAGCCGATTACAAAAAACGTACTAAAAAACCAGCACCACCAATTATTGAAGAAGCCGAAGAGCAATTAGATTTTGATCCTAATCCTAAATTATCGAATGAAGAATTAGAAAAACAATTATTGGAAAAAGATCATAAAGATTTTATTAAATTTATGGGGAACATGGAAAAATATAAAACGATAACAAAGTGTATAGATACTAAGCCAGTTAATATTCCAATTAAAAAAGAAGTTCAAGAACCAAAAAAAATACCAATAGCAATACAGCCACAAATAACAAATGAATATTCGTATTGTTTTAATTAAATTATAAAAATACATTAATAAAATATATATATAATATAAATATGGATCATACTTATATTATTGAATCAAATAGAAGAACAGCTTACCGACAGGAATTTGAATTTGAAAAAGATAGAACAATTGGAACAACAGGTGTTGATATGCCCGCTAATAGATGGAGAACAACTATACCAACAGGAATTAAATTAAATGTTGGTGATGAGATTAGCGTTGAAGCATCAAATATTAATATTCGTGGGGATGCTGGTCAGACAATGGAGTTCACAGGTGGCGAGACAAATCCTGGGATTGAACCAGTTAGTGATAATTCAGTAAAAACTAAAATGGGTTTTTATATTTCGAATAATATGGAATTTAATTTTCCATTACCAACAGCACGTCATCGTATTAATACTAGTACGGCTAATGATAGTTATGGTGAACCAAAACTACAAACTTATACTGATTTTGCGGCATCATATCCATTTCAAGGCATTGAAGGTTTTAATAGTTTTTTAAGTGGTGCTACTGATGCTCCAGATATTACAGAAATTATTTATGGTGTAATGGACAATGATCCATTAAATTTACCACCAATGACTAACGCACCAATTGAAATATTTCACCCTAATTCAACACGTTTTTATAAATTAACAAAAGAGGAACTAGGTCTTTATAATCAAGTTTCTACAAATGCAGGGAGACCTATTACTGGTAAAACATGGACAGAATTGGAAATATTAGAATATCAAGATATTGATTTATCTATTGATCCTGGTTTTATTACGCCATCTTCAGTTGGTGATTTTTTAACGGCACAGCTACAAGGAAAAACTGGAGAAGGTGATAAATGGACAACAGATGAACCAGCAATACAGTATAGTGTATTGCCCGGTACAAATTTTGGATCAAATGTTAATAATATATTGGCTAAAATTAAAACAAATGATTTCTCAACAAAATCATATAAAATATTTCCAACAACTTGCGGGGATTTTGCTCAAGCATATTATAATAATACTTGGTCTGGATCATACGCGGGTATCCCAAGGGCAAATGTTTATAATACTCCTTCTCCTGTACCCACCGTTAGCGGAACTGGATATGTGGCACAAGAAGGGCATGAAATGTTTTGGAAAAATATACTCACAGCAAATATTCCTCAATATTTAACTGCTAAGATGATGTCAAACATTTGTATAAAAACATTACCACAAGTTAATACGTTAGAACAATATGCAGTAGCAAAATTAGATGGTTTGGAAGATGTATTATTTATTCTTGATGGTGGTCGTCCAGCTCAAGGCACAGTTGATCCAGAGGTTGATGTACCATCATTTGGTCAACAATTAGTTTTAATTGATCAACTTGATTTAATTACTGATGTTGCAGAAAATTTTGTTGATGCATATTTTTGTAAATGGACAAATTATTATGCTGGTACAAGAACTAATTACCCATCAACAGGTGAAACATTAATGCCACCATTAGCATTAAATGAACATTATGAAAAAACAACTGATATTGGAGGTAATGCATTTTTAGTTAAAATAGATTTATATACTGGTATTACAACTAATATTATTGCTACTAAAGGAGCTGTTGATTATCTTAAAGAATTAGTTAATACAAATGCATTTCCTAACCCAGATCCAACTTATGATTTTTTATTAGAAAAAAATGGAACATCATTATTACGCAAAGCTCAAGCATTAGTTTATGAATTTAGATTTGGTCGAGCTGATGATGAATGGACAGGCACAACATGTCGTCAATTTGGTGGATCATCACAAAAAGATTTATTTGATGTACCAGCTACAAATCAAGTAAATTTAGCAAATCCATTTATTTGTAATTATTATAGTTATGCACGTGCCAATATTCCCGGTACTATTGGATTACGTGGCTATATGGAATATTTTAATTTAGAAACACCGGGTGGTGTTGGTTGGACATCGTCGCCAGAAGCAACAAATTATTTTGATGTAGATATTGGTACATTTAAAAGAATGCCTGCCTATGCTTCACCATATCAAAAAGATAAACCACAAATTAAATATTTCGCTTGTTGGAATGATAGATTTGATCCACAGCATCCAGCAACTGTAGCAAAACTACCAGCTTCACCAAGTGGAGTACCAAACAATGGTTCATATTTTACGTTTAAAGATCCTAAAGGAAATTACTTTGATACAAGTATTTTTAAACCTACAGGTGTTGGAATTAATGAGCAAGGATTTGCCGCTTATGGTGTATTTCTTAGACAAACACATGATGATGGAACACCAATGGTTAAACCAGTGTGGGTCGATCCATTAACACCTGATGATCAATTGTATTTTACTCCTTATTTATCGTTAGTTTGTGCTGAGGAAATTAATCCAACTATTGCTGGGTGGAATAGAGCTATAGCAGTTCCAACACCCGGTGAAATGATGGGCGTATCAAGATCAATACAAGATTTACAATTATCAAAAATTATTAGTACACAAAAAACAATACCAGCTCAATTATTAACAGAAATGATTAATATGAGTTATTCACCAACTGATTTTTCATCTTTAGTTAGTGGTACAAAATATCCTAATAATCAAAATACATCAACATTATCATGTACTCCATTTTCATATGTTTCATATATCCATATTGGAGCTAATCAACCACAAATTAGTTTTGATAATGGATTAGGACGATTTAAAATAACGCAATTATCAACCGCTAAAATTCAAGGTAATGGATCATTTAGTGATTCATTTAAACCAGTAAGTACAACACCGCCTGGATTTTATACACCAAATGAAAACTTTACTGATGAAATTATTACTATGTATAAAAAAGGTTGTGCAATTACTCAATATTATGCTGGTTTTCAAATGGCAACAGCTCAAACAATGTTAGAAATTCGAGATATTACGGGTGTTGCTGGTGTCTTATCACCATATAAAAATTGGGGATTACCAAATTATGCTGTTAGTCAAGTTTCTGATCCAATATGTCCAATGAATTCATCACAATCTGGTATTGCAATATTAGATATTATAGTTCCATTATCATTAAAACCAACTGAATTAATTACATTATCATCGTGGAAACCTTTCCTTTATCAAGGATCATTATTTGATAAAATGGGTTTTAGTTTAGAACAATTATTGCCATTATATGGACAACAAAATAGTTTATTTAATAGAAATACGCAATCAAAATATTTAGGCTATAATGTATCATTACAAGATAAATACAACAATATGGTTAAACCTGCAACAACTAATGCTTTTATTAATGGTGCTTTATCATTAAATTTTGCTGAAGATAGTTATAAAACACCAATGGAGAATCTTGGCGCGCCAACATGGTTATCACCTGTTATAACAATTGGAGAATCTGATAGTATTATAGCATCATTAATACCAAAAAAATTAGCTTATCCATATCTTATTGTACATAGTGATATAATACAAAGTAGATCAACATTTTATGGATCAGGTTATACAACAACTGTACCAGCAATTGGATTTATACAACGAAATTATGATAGTAGCGATTTCTTTTATGGATTTGCTTCATCATGGAGATATGTAGTAGATAAATCATTTATATTAAATGATTTCATCGTGGATATTGTATTACCAACAGGAAGACCAGCACCATTAGATGATGATAGTAGTATTATATTTAAAATTACTAAAAATCAACAACAAACAATTAAACCACCAAAAAAAGATAATAAAAAACCAGTTCATAAAAATAAAAATAAAGAAAATTAAATTAGTTTTTTCAATGTTTTTTTTTTACGAAATAATTTAGGTCTTTTTTGTATATTTATTTTAGATTTGGTTTTGTCAAATATATCTTTTTCTTTAACCATTGGTTTTTCAATCTTTTTTAAATGTTTTTTAATTTTTAAATCAAGTTCTCCACTTAATGTAGGAATTTCTATTTTAATATCTGGATGGGACATTATTTATATATTATTGCAATATTTAAATCTCATCTAATATTATATAATGTCAATAATAACACTACATAGCAAAATCAACGAAATTTCTAGTAAAACTATTGAAAATGCCTATATTCAAAATAATTATACAGATGGTATTGAAATACGTCCCGGGGATACTATTTCATTAGTTAGTTTAACTCTAACAAAAGATGAAGGGATTGTAATCGGATCAAGTAATGATACGTTAGTTTGGAGGATTGGTGGTAGACAACAGTTTTTACAACATACTGTAAAATTAACTCATGGTACATATTCTGGTACTACTGTTTGTGATGAGCTTCAACTACAGCTTGATAATTCAGTACTAATTGGTTTATTTAAACGTAATGTAGCTAATACATCAGGTTTTGCCGTTAATTATACTGATGGTGTTCCAGGCGGTGTATTAGGTAAAATTACTATTGTATTAACACCACAAACAGTAAGTACAGCATTTAATGAAAATTTATTTACACATTATAATAATGAAGTAGATGAAAATGATGCAACAGAAAATATTCAAGAAAATGTATTACAGGGAACAGCTGGTTATGTTTCAATTTTAGAAAATTGGATTGGTGAAGGAGAATCAGAATTTGATTCACAAAATCCTAATTCTGTATATATGGGAAATAAAGGAATATTTTGCAATGGTGGTACTCATTCTACAGTATCTGGACAAGTACAGGGACTTGTTGATCGAGATTCATTAACATTCCCTACAACAATTGACGGCATAACATTAGAAGCTGAAAAAGCAGGTGGTATTGGTTGGTTAGGAATTGGTACATCAGTCGATTGTGAAATTGAAGATGCTACCGGTGATGGATCACGTCTTAAGTGGTCATATAAAATAACATTTGTTTCAAATGTTCGCAAACATCCAATTGGTGATCCTAATAATGATATAACCGATACCGCTTATTTATGGTTAGATAGAACGAATACTGGTACAAAACTTGATTCAGATAATGGATTACTAAGAATGGGTTTTAATAATGCTGCTAATGCAAGTGATCCAGCTAGTTGGGACGCTCCATATAATACGTGGGTATATGATAATATTAATAAAAAAATTAGAGCTATTAATTCAGTTGGTGGTTTAACACGTGATGCTGATGGTTCTGATCTTACAGATCCAACAGAAATATATCCATATTTTGAAGATCCAACAGGAGATATAGTTTCAACTTTAGGATTTATTGGTAATGTACCAATTTCTGTTGGATATGTAGATAATAATCTTGGTACAGGATTAGAAAAATATCCCGCAAGTTCAATAGCTAATGCATGGGCTGGGTCTCAAACTAGTCCATGTGGTTATAATGTTATGGCAATATTAAGACCATCATTTGACGGTACAGGAATTCCAGAATTTGAATTACATAAAATTAATGGTTCAGCTGGTGCTTATCCTGATGGTGCATGGCGTACAAGCATAGAATTGATACCAGCTACAAAATTAAATGCAGTAAATCCACGTA